TACGACGAAAATATAGCTGAAAAAATATTCTATCAAGTTGTTAACGATGTATTAGAAAGAACTAAACATCTTAAATTTGAAAAAATATACTTCACTATTGGTTCAGATATAATCAATGTAGATAACAAAATGGGCACTACAACTAAAGGCACTCCACAAGTAGAATCTATGGAAGTTGAAAAAGCAGTTATTAACGTTACTAATATGTTAATTTCTACTATTGAAAGATTAAGAAAAATCTCTAATGTTGAAGTTATACATATACCGTCTAATCATGATTACCATGTTGCTTTCGGAATTGCAAATGCTTTGCGTGTGAAATATGATGGCTGTGAAGACGTTAATGTAGACTATGAGTGGATTGAAAGAAAATATAAGGTTTTTGGTAAAACTTTAATTGGGTTTGCGCATGATTTAAGACAAAACAATATTAATGATATTGTTAATTCCGATGCAAGACAATTATTAGGTCAAACTGAAAATACGGTATATCTATTGGCTCACTATCACCATGAGAGCGTTGTTGATAAAGGTGGTACTGATGTAAGAAGATTGCCAACTGTATCCGCATTAAGTAGATGGGGATACGAACAAGGATATGGCGCTGTGAGAAAGAATCAGTCATTTGTACTTGATTCTGAACACGGTATAAGCGATATCATATATACATTTATAGAAGAATAAAAAGGGGTTGGTTAGATGGGAAGAACCGCAGTAAGAAGTAATCCAACTGCAACAGAAGCTGATAAGATTAAATGTGTAAAGTGTGGTACATCTAATCAAGCTAATTTTTATCAGTCTAAAGATAGATTTAGACAATATTTTGGGAAAATACCATACTGTAAAGAATGTACTAAAGAAATATATTCATATTATCTACAAAAATATAAGAATATGAACTTAGCAATATATTATATGTGTAGAAAGATTGACGTACCATACATAAACGTTTGTTATCAAGGTGCTGTTGTTAATATTAACAATCCAGAATCTAAGATTAAAGGCGAAGATGCAATTGTACAATCATATATGAAAGGCTTAGGATTTTCAGAACAAAATGGTTGGGGGTACTCCTTTGATGATTCAATGGGGGAAAATGAAATTGATGGATTGGCATCATTTGATGAAATTACTAAAATTAAGAGAAAAGCAAAGAACGAAGATATAGATACAGAAAAATATGATATTATTGAATATGACACAGATGATTTACAACAAAAATGGGGAATGTTCGATAATGAAGATTTGGCTTATTTAGAAAATGAGTATCTTGATTGGCAAGATAAACTTAACGGTATTAATGAAAAATCAATTGATATCATGGTACAACAAGTTTGTTTACAATGTAATGAAATCAGAAAAGATAGAGAAATTGGTAACAGCGTAGAGAAGAAAGTAAAATCTTTATTAGAATTATTAAATACCAGTGGACTTGTTGAAAAACAAAATAGTGTTGGTTCAATTAAAGCTACAACTGGACAGAGAATAGAAGATTTAGAAAAAATTAGACCAGTTAAACAAGTTGACCCATCTTTTGAAGATGTGGATGATATTAACAAGTTATTGATTGGATTTATTGCTTCTACATGTAAGGCATTAGGTAAAACAAATGCTTATACAGAGAAATTTGATGAATTATATAAGGATTATACAATTGATTTAATCGAAGATATTCAAGATGTGAATGAAGAGGAATCGCCTATTTCGGATGTTCCAGAAGCTGTGGATGAAAAAGGTGAATCATAATGCCAACGATTACAATAAAGAGATTAAAAAAGGAAAATAAAACTCAACAACAAATTTATGCAGAGAACTTTGAAGAATGGGTAGGTTATTGGAGAAGTAATCCACATAGATTTATTACTGATTATTTAGGATTAGAATTACATGATTTTCAAAAGGTATTGATATACCAAATGAATAAATATCCTAACTTTATTTTTATTGCAAGTCGTGGATTAGCTAAATCAACTATAACGCTTCTATTTGCAGTTCAACGTGCAATTCTTTATCCTAACCAAAAAATATTGGTTGTATGTCCTGTTAAAAGTCAGTCTACTAGATTTATAAAAAAGATACTAGACTTTTCAAGAGATAGTAAAAATCTAAGTAATGAGATAGAAAAAGACGGTGTAAAAACTGGACAAAATGAAAGCAGTATTACTTTTAAGAACGGTTCTGTTATTGCTACCGCACCTTATAGTGAAAACTCATTAGGTATTCGTTGCCATATATTAATTGTTGATGAATTTGTAAGAACAGAAAAAGAAGTTTTAACTAGAGTATTCGTACCAATGTTAACATCTCCTAGATGCCCACCATACAGAAGTTTAACTGCAAAAGAGAAAAATGCATTGCCATCAGAAGAACAAAGACAATTGTATTTAAGTTCTATACGTGGAGCAGAAGAATGGTCTTATAAATATTTTGAACAATTTGTGCAATATATGTTAGATGGTAACATGGATTATTCTACTGTTGCTTTACCTTATCACTTTGGTGTAAAGAATAAGTTTATTACTCGTAAAATTGTAGAACAAAGTTTTAGAGAAAATCAAGAATCATTAGAAATACTAAAAGCTGAATATTTAGGTATTCCAGAACGAGGTAATGGTGATTCATACTTTAAATATACTGTAATGGATAAAGTAAGAACAAATACTAAAGCGCTATATGCTATGAGTAATGAAGAGTTCGTAGATTTCAAAGAAGATAAGACTAAATGGCAGTTCTATCAAGAAAAGTTACCAAATGAAATTCGTCTTTTATGTATGGATGTCGCGCTGATAGAATCAGCAAAAAACGATAATACCGCTTACTGGATTATAAGACTAATTCCAAGTGATGGTAAGTATAAGAAAATTGTAGCGTATGGTGAAAGCCTACATGGTATTAACTCACTTATTCAAGCTAGACGTTCTAAACAATTGTTCTATGAATTAGATTGTGACTATTTTGTTATCGATACACAGGGAAATGGTGTTGGTGTATTCGATGCTTGTACTACAGAAACTTATGATGAAGAACGTGGTGAAAATTATCCTGCATGGACAGTTGTTAACTATGACGATGTAAAAATGGTCAATAGAACTATTAGCCAAAATGCAGTACCATTGATTTATAGTGTTAAAACACCACCACAATTAAAACATGAAATGTTTATTAATATGAAAAATTTGTTTACATCAGAAGAAGTTTCACTATTAGTGGAATCACAAGAAGCTGTAGAATATCTTAATAAATATTTTAAATATTATAAAATAGAAGATTCTAATTTAAGAATTAGACTTTTAGATTCTTATGTTCAAACTAATATGTTAATTAATGAAGCAATAAATTTAGACCAAGTAGCAGGTGGTTATATCAATTTAAAAGAGAAATCTGGTAGACGTAAAGATAGAGTTATGTCTTTAGCTTACGGATTATACTATGCAAAACTTTTAGAAGATAACCATTTTAGCAATAATAATAGCGATTATGGTTTGCTAGACTACATACAATACGGATAAAAGTAAGAAAGGAGAGATAATTTGGCTGACAACGATGGAAAACTAACAGAGGGCGAAGTAAACCAAGTTTTAAACGCTTGGGATTTTCTTAGCTTTTCAAACGAATATAATAATCAATTCCGTAATACATATTTCACACCAGACACGGTGAATAGACAATTACAAAATATTAATATGAACCCCGTCGAAGGAACTATGGAAGGGATTGAAAGAGCATTAAGAGCGCCTAAAGATAGCGAAACTATATTAAGAAATTATAGTACAAATTTTGAAGTTCAAAATATGTTTTATAAAAGATTAATTAGATACTTTGCTGATATAGCTTGTTTTAATTTAACATTTGATTGTACAAACATAACCAAAGATGAAGAATTTAACTCTCCTGCTTTTAAGAAAGATTTAAAAATCTTAGATGATTTTTGTAGTCACTTTAACTTTAAAGAAGAGTTTCAAAAAGCAATGAAACAAATGCTAAGACAAGGAATCTATTATACTATACTTAGGGACGAGGGAAGTAAATATACACTTCAAGAACTTCCACCAGATTTTTGTAAGATTACTGGAAGACACGATTCTGGATTGTTATTTGACTTCAACTTCAACTGGTTTATTGGTAATTACGGTGTAGACATAAATATGTACCCTAAAGTTTTTAAAAGAATGTATAGGGAAACATTTAAGAATGTTTCTACAGAGTATGAACCATCTGGTAACGTTGATTCAAGGAATAGCACGTTTATTTATTGGCATCAATGTTCCCCAAAAGATAAGTTTTGGGCTTTTAAAATATCACCAGAAATAGCTACCTTAACCCCATATTTCGCCGCATTATTTCCAGAAATATCTATCCAACCAACCGTAAGGAAACTTCAAGAGGATAAATATTTTATTGAAGCTTCTAAGTTATTAGTTGGTATTATAGGAATGAATAAAGATAAAAAATCTGGTGCTGTTGCGAATCAAATTAATATCACACCAGATATTTTAGGTAAATTCTTAGGTGTAGCTAGACAAGGTTTAGCTAAACAAATTGGATTAACCGCATTACCTATGGATGATATTAAACCAGTAGAATTTACTGTTTCTGAAAGAAATATGCTATCAGAGTATGTAGATAATATCTCTGCTCAAAGTGTTGCATCTTCTGAACCATTAATTAGTACTGATAGACTAAATGTACACCAATCTAAATTAGCTAGTGCAATAGATAATGCTTTTATTAAATCTATATATCCACTATTTGAAGATTTTGTTGATTATTTTGTTAACGCAAATACAAAGAAATACAAATTTAAAGTTAAATTTAGTGATATAGATATACCAGATGATGTTAAAGAAAGACAAGATAAATTTAAGAATTTAGCAACTATGGGTATTGTTGATTTTCAACAAGTCTCAAGAATTTGTGATATGAATCCATTCGAACTTAATAGACATTTATCTTTATCTAAATCTATGGGATTTGATAAGAAGCTAATTCCTTTGATGAGTTTAAATAATCAAACTGCCGAATCACAGAAAGTTGACCCTACAAAAAAAACACAGGGTAGACAGTCTAAAGAAGATACTGACAATGAAGATACTTTAAATAGTCAAGCGCGTGGAAC